ATGTTTTTTTTAAATACTACGAATGATTGTTTTAACAGTCCAACCATTTGTGGTTGTGGAACCAGTTAATGCTAAATTACTACCCGACACTAATACACCAAATGTAAATGTGGATGTATCGCCGAATGATGATGCGGATGTTTCGACTTGGTTTACGCTACTTCCACTCCAAATGGCGAATATATTTCCTGCTCTTGCAGTTGAACCACTACGGATATTGTAGTCAACATGAATACTGTCGTATGTTGATGTTGGTACAGTGTATAGTGTGGTTGAACCACTATTTGCTGTGGTTTTGTTAGTGGCGAATAACGCTGCTGCACCTGATGCACCACCAAGTATGGTTGTGTAGTCTGAATTGGCTTGTAGTATACGGTTGGATCCAGTCCATACGGTGAATAATGAACCAGACACAACATCTGTTATGTCGAATAATGGTCCGGTTGATCCGCTAACGGCTAATACCATTGAGCCGGATTTGTATATGTTTACACTACCTGTTGCGTTAATTGAACCCGATATAAGTACTGCTTGGTTTAATTGATTAACATATGATGCAGTGGCAGCAAATGATGACGATACAGCATTTAGTACATATGAAGCGGTTTGTGCTAGTACAACATACGAAGCGGTTTGTGCTAAGGCAACATAACTTGCAGTAGAGGCAAATGAGGATGAAATTGCATTTGACGCCCAAGATGATGTACCGAACAATGAACCGGTGATACCGTTTTGTACGGTTAAACTACCAGTGATTGTTGCTGAACCATTTAACGTCATTACACGGTTTGAAGATACGTCAAATATTGCTGACGATCCAGTGTATATGGTCCATAGCGAACCGGATACAGAATCGGTAACTTCGAATAATGTACCTTGCGATCCACTAATTACTAGTGGGGATGAACCTGATTTGTATATGTTTATACTACCAGTTGCGTTTAACGAGCCTGAAATAAGTACGGCTTGGTTTAATTGGTTAACGTATGATGCTGTTGATGCGAATGATGACGATACAGCGTTTAGTACATATGATGCGGTTTGAGCCGTTGTAACGAATGATGCCGTTTGTGCTAGTACAACATATGATGCAGTAGCTGCTTGTGTAGCGAATGATGAGGTACCGAATAATGATCCAGTGAATGATGTTGCAGTTAAGCTACCAGTTAACCCGTATGAACCGGTTAATTGTTTTGAATTGATCCACACACTACCAGATTTAACTAACATATCACCATATGACGTTATTGTGGATGTATCAATTATGTCGTGCATTTCGCCAATTTCGTATCCGTTGTCGATACGAACATGCATGGATCCGTTGTTTGATTGTTGACGAATAACCTGACCTAATCGTACAGTATGAAGTGGTGCTGTAGGTTCGGTAGCGGTGATTGCACCACTTGCGCCCAAATACAACAATTGGCCTGAATTGTATAGTGAGGTGTCAATACCAAGTAATATACCCTCGGTGATGATGAAACCTTGCGATCCGTTTGTGATTTGCTGTGTAGCAATACCTAACGTATTTGCTGATACACCATCAGATTCATACGATGCAGTAGTGATACGTGGTATATCGCTGGCATTGTTTGAGCCAGTGATACGCACAACCATACCTTTTTGAATGGTGAAACCAGAATTGTTGAGTGCTAATATGTCTGTTTGTGTTGTGCGTTCTGAAAGTGATGAAGTTGCTGCATACGATGCGGATAATGCGGTAGATGCATAACTAGCAGTTACAGCATACGATGCGGATAAAGCATATGAAGCAGATACAGCGTTTAACACATACGATGCTGTTTGAGCATTTGCAACATAACTAGCCGTTTGTGCCAATACAACATACGATGCAGTAGCTGAATATGAAGCGGATACTGCTTGTACAATGTGGGATGAAGTGATTGCGTTTAACGCCCACGATGCAGTACCAAATAGTGAACTAGTGACACCGTTCTGCACGTTTAAGCTACCAGTGATTGTGGTAACTAACGACGAATCAACTACTAATATGTTTGTGGACCCAGTTGCCACTGTTAATAGTGGACCTGAATTACTATCTGTTACGGTTAATAATGGTCCAGTTGAGCCACTAATGGTTACTACATTTGAACCAGATTTGTATACACTGAAGCTACCAGTTAGTCCTAACGAACCAGTGATTTGTGCCGATCCTGTGTATGGGAACGCGGCAACAATACCAGTTACATGAGACGCTGTTAATGCGTATGACGATGAAATTACACTGTTTGAACCATACGGACCAAATACACCAGATGCAGTGATGAATGATGCCGTTTGTGCTGTTGTAACGAATGATGCCGTTTGCGCATTCGCAACGTAACTAGCTGTTTGCGCTAGTGTAACGAATGAAGCGGTTTGCGCATTCGCAACGAATGATGCCGTTACAGCATAGGATGAAGATACAGCATATGAAGCGGTAGTAGCGAATGATGATGACACAGCATTAAGTACATACGATGCAGTCTGAGCATTCGCAACATAACTAGCTGTTTGTGCTAGTGTAACATATGATGCAGTAGCGGCCTGTGTAGCGTATGATGCAGTACCAATGAATGAATCTGCCGTTATACTACCACTAACGGATAAACTACCAGTGAACTGGTGTGTGTCGTCTGATGTATCGCCAAATTTGGTTGAACCAGATGCGTAAATAATGGACGATGAATTGTATATGGTATGGAATACGTTGAATGATGCCGTACCGTTCACCACTAAATCGCCATTGATTGTAGCGCTACCAGTTACACCGAGCGAGCCAGTGATTTGTGCTGAACCGGTGAAGGGGAATGGTGAAATATATCCCTCTAAGTATGATGCGGTTAATGCGTATGAGGATGATGTGGATGTGTTTGAGTATGAAGATGTTACAGCGTATGACGCGCTTAGTACATAACTAGCGGTTTGTGCTAGTGTAACATATGATGCAGTATCGGCTAAATCAGCGTGTGAAGCGCTTACAGCATACGATGCGGATATGGCGTTCTGTGCAAATGATGCAGTAGTTGAGTAACTCGCCGATATAGCGTTGTCAGCCGCAGATGAACTCACAGCATATGATGCCGTAGTTGCGTATGAAGCAGTACCAGCAAATTGCGATATGTTTGAACCAGTATAGCTGTTAAATGATGATGTGGTAACTAAATAGTCTCCCAATTGCGTTGCCACGTCTTGGTAGTTAGCATATGTTGTTACACCATCGGATGTGGTAGTTAATACATACGATCCAGTTGTGTATTGTATGCTGCTGCTAACCCAATCGATTACATCTGGGTAGAATACGCCTTGTTGTTTGATGCTGCCTGAAATGTATTGACTGCCGCTAAATATGTTTGAGCCAGTTGTGGCTAGTGAAGCGCTTTTAGCTACAAATACAGGGTCAGTTTCATTGTAGTACGAAGCCGTCTGTGCATTTTTAACATAGCTAGCTGTTAATGCATACGATGCACTTACAGCATATGAAGAGGACAATGAACGTTCAGCATACGAAGCCGTTAATGTATACGATGCACTTGTAGCATATGAAGCGGACAATGAACGTTCAGCATATGAAGCAGTTACTGAATACGATGCACTTACAGCATTTGATGCAGTAGCTGGAGATATAGCGCTTGATGCAGTGTAGTATAATTGTCCATTGATTGGATTAAATGTTACTACATTGGTTTGTGCTGTGCTAGTTAAGTTAGGTGCTACTACATTACCATACATGGTAGTAGGACCATCTATGCTTACATCGCCTTTGATTGATGTGGAACCGGTTACGGTAAATGAACCTGATATGGTAATATCGTAGTCGTCTGCACCTGTGAATGCGTCTACTGACTGTGATACGTGTTGTGGGTAGATTATTTGGTTAAGAACTATGCCGTTGTTCGATAGGTTTTTTGCCATCTTATGTTTTAATTATAAATATGGCTAAATCCACTAAATGTTCGAGGACCCGGAATAGTATGTTTCAGTGCTTACTATTACTTGTGCTTTACTGTTAAATTTACGGTGTGCGGTCACTTCTTTCTGTATGGTGTCTGGGATAATGTAGCCTGACATTTTAATGGTGAATGTGGCTTTCACTATACGGTCTTGCCCATCGTTCAATTCGGTTGTGGTGGTGAATGAATCGATGTTTGCTTTGAATTTAAAGCGTTCCGGGTCACCCCAATATGCATTTGATGCATAGTTAATAGCCTCAACTATTTTGTTGAGTTGGTCAACGTAGTACGTTTGTACAGTACAACTGTAGGATAAATTAACGTAGTCAGGTATGACGATTAATTGGTATGTTTTAACTGGTTTACGGTTGTTGAGTAAATCGAAGTTTGAGTACGTGTTTTTTGAGTTGTATGTAGTGGCCCAAGTTGCATACAAATGTGGTTGGTTGGCATCTATTTTGTTGGTGATGGAATTATTGCGTTCCACAGTATCACGTTTGAACATGATTATGGGCGCCATGATTTTGCCGTTTTTGTCTTTGTAGTACCCGTCCTTTTGTGCCGATTTCCAACGTTCAGGTGCACCATATATTACTGGTACAGCAATACGCTGTCCGTTTTGTTGTACAGTTGGGCGAATGACTTCGTTGAAGTAGTACATAACGGATTCGTCCATGTCCTGGATACCAACGGTGAATGGCTTGGTGGTATCGTTACGGAAGGACATTTTTTCCGAACGGTTAAATTCGTTCCCAGATTGCTCTGTTTTAGTGAATTGCTCAAACGTGTTTGGTTGGTTTGGGTTGCCTAGTGTTTCGCCAGTTTCTTGGTTAACGTACGGTTCAACTTGTTCGTTTGAGATTTGTCGCTGTGACTTAGTTCGGGGTTTTCTTGCTTTTGCCATATCGTGTATAAATATGGGTGGAGGGTGAAAAAAAAATAGCCACCGGTGAGGGTGGCTATAATTTGTGTTGTGTAACTAACTTTAAATTAAAATGGTAATTCCGATATTACTGGGTTGTATGCTATTGATGGTAATTCGTGGATCCATTCGAATGCACCATTTTCGTGTATACATCCGTTCACTTCCTCAACTGAAATGAACCAGTTTCCGTCAGCGTCTTGCGTAGGATTAAAGAATTGAACTCCATCCCAAGTTTGACCAATAAGTTGGTCTTTTTGTGTTTCTGTTAATTTGTATACGTTTTCCATGTGTGTTTATGTTTTAAAGTTTATAAAATTATACGTTTCTGCCTAGTGTAGTTTGGTATTTTTGTACTGCTGTGTAAAGTGTTGCTGCTTCAGTGTCCGTTAAACCATCTCCGATTGATGCAAATGCACATTCATTGCCTGAATTCGATCCAGCGCTATATCCTAGTAATGTAACAGGAGCAGGAGGTAGTACGTTACCGTCTGATGTTGTGTTAGTAGCAATGGAACTGCCATTTCGATACAATTTTCTTAATGTGGATGATGTTTCACTACCAATAAAGAAACCTGGAAGTGTGTTTGATGCTAATGCATTAACTGCATCACTTCCCGCAGAGAAATATGCTGATCCACCACCAGTTTTATTATTTGTTCTTAATGCTAACCATGATGTTCCAGAACCATATGGCTGATCAACTAATATTTCACCTGAATATGAAATTAGTGGAGATGCAGTTGTTGAATAGAACGATACGTGAAGGTTTGAATTAGTTAAATTGGTTTGAGCATTTAAATTTGTGCTAGCCCATGCATTACTTGCGTTCCCAGCATATCCAGTTGGTGAATGAACACCACCACCATTATATGACAATCTGAATGCTTCATTCAAATCGCGTGGGTCTTTAAGGTTGAATTTGTGTTGTGCAGCTGTACCACCCACAAATGGATAAATAGCTTTCATTTTGCTCCATATACCGTAACCTTTCAGGTCGGTTACAAGTGTATTGATAGCGTTTTGTTGGGTTGTGTTGGTAATTGTCGCCGCAGTAATGAATGCTAACGCGTCTGCATCTTGCCCCGATGCAGGTGCAGCTACTGCTGAACGCCAACCAACTTGCCCATAAGATAAAATTGCCATATTTGTATTTATTTAAAATTATTACCATTATACATATGTTAACGGTTGGGAAAAATATGTATCACCAAAACATAATTACATGAACGACAAATTAAAACAACTTGAAATACAGAAATTACTGCAAGAGTACAATTATTTGCTACTGGATGATGAGTACAAGCAGGAATTGATTGCCGAAGGGAAAACACCTTTTCTTGAGCAGGTGCATGAGTTTATGGCGACGCTAAACATGTCTCCTCCTCCGCCAATGCCTCCGGCGTCAGGGCAAGAGGGCAAAAAGAAAAAACGTATTGACCCGAACACAATAGATGAATCGGTGCGCAATAAAGTGAAGAAATTGTATCGCGATATAGTTAAGTTGACACATCCGGACAAAGCAAAAACGGATGAACATAACGATTTGTACGTTGATGCAACTATAGCGATGGAAACGTACGATTTGTTTGAATTGTATAGTATATGCACTAAATTAAATATAGCACATACCATTGATGCAATGGATAAACCAATAATTGAAATGCGAGTACAAGCAAAGAAGGATGAGTTGGCCAATATTGAGCGCTCATATGTTTGGTTGTGGTATCACGCGGCAACAGAGGCAGATAAGCTGCTATACATACGGAATTTCGTTGAGAACCACGGCGGTTCATTCATATAGCTAAAACAAAAAAAGGGGCGCAAAAGCGCCCCTTCCTATATTCTATTTACTGATTATAAACCAGCGTTAGATACAGTAGTTAATGTACCGTATACACCGTAGAATGTAAGTTTATCAGCTGTAGCTGGAGCAACTCCGAAAGTTATTCCTGTTACCATACCATTAGCTGAATTTACTGTGTAGTCACCATCGATGTCAAGTAACTGACCGTTCAAGTATACTTGTTCAGATCCAGGTTTAACAGCGTTTGTGAATGTAAATGCAGTGATAGTACCGTTAGCGGCAGCAGTAACTGTGTTTTTCTTAGCGTATACCGCGTCGAAGTTAGCAGCATTAACTGTGTTGATGTTGTTGATTACTTCTTTGAACGAGTCAATAGCAGTGATATCAGTGTTAGCTAATATGTCAGCAACGTCTTGAGTTAATGTAGCGTCAGCAGCAATTCTAGCAGCAGTTTCAGCAGCTAAAGATGCGCTTAATGTAGCTTCAGCAGCTAATGCACGAGTTTCCTCAGCGTTAACGTCAGCGATTCTTGCAGCGATTTCAGTAGCGATTGAACCAGACAATACAGCTTCAGCAGCCATAGCTCTTGCTTCTTCAGCGTCAACGTCAGCGATTCTAGCAGCAGTTTCAGCTGTGATAGATGCAGCTAATGATGCAGATGCGTCAAATGCTACTTGGTTGATGTTGTTGATAGAGTATGCTAATGATGCACTTAATGCAGCATCGCCAGCGATACGAGCAACTTCTTCAGCAACTAAAGATGCAGACAATGTAGTGTCAGCAGCAGCGCGAGCAGCAGCTTCACCGTCCATTGCAGCAGAGAAAGAAGCAGAATTTGCAGTATCAGCAGCAGCTCTGTCAGCGATTTCAACCGCTAAAGATGCGCTTAATGCAGCGTCACCAGCAACACGAGCAGCAACTTCTGTATCTAATGATGCAGAGATAGTTGAAGCGAATGCAGCAAATGCGTTGTCGTTTGTAGTGTCAACTGAGTTGATCAATGCAACGATCTCAGCGAATGTATCGTAGTCAGCAACAGATGCAGACAAGATAGCGTTGATACGAGTTTTTTCAGTATCGATTGCAGCAGCTAAAGATGCACTGTTTGCAGCGTCAGCAGCAGCTCTGTCAATTGATTCAGATGTTAATGCAGCAGCGAAAGATGAAGATGCAATTACGTCAGCAGCATTTCTGTCTGCGATTTCAGTTGCGATAGCAGCAGCCAATGATGCACTGTTAGCTGTATCAGCAGCAGCGCGAGCAGCAGCTTCAGCGTCTAATGCTGTAGCAGCAGATGCAGAGTTTGCAGTGTCAGCAGCAGCACGAGCAGCTTCTTCAGTTGCCATTCTTGTAGCGAAAGATGCAGATGCAGCAGAGTCAGCAGCGATACGTGCAGTAGCTTCAGCAGTTAATGCAGTTGCAGCAGATGCACTTGCAGCAGTAGCAGCAGCAACACGAGCAGCAGATTCAGTAGCTAAAGCAGCAGCAGCAGATGCGCTTAATGCAGCGTCAGCGTCTAATGCGATTTTTCTAGTGATTAATGATAAATCACCGTATCCAGCCAATGCAGATGGTTGAGCACCAACGTTGATTAATCCGTTGAATGTACGAACACCGTTTGAACCAGATCCAACTGTATCCATCAATCTAACTGTACTTCCAGTCAACTGGATAGTAACACCGTCTACCATTGGTAACGCAGCGATAGATGAAGATAAAGATTGAGATAAAGTAGTATCACCAGCAATTCTTGCAGCTATTTCAGCAGCTAAACCAGCAGCAGCAGATGCACTGTTAGCTGTATCAGCAGCAGTACGAGCAGCAGTTTCAGTTGCCATTCTCGTTGCGAATGATGCAGAGTTTGCAGTATCAGCAGCAGCACGAGCAGTGATTTCAGTAGCTAAACCAGCAGCTAAAGATGCACTGTTTGCAGTTCTAGTAGTGATTTCAGTTGCTAATGAAGCAGACAATGCAGCGTCAGCAGCGATACGTGCAGTTTCTTCTGCAGTTACAGCAGCAATACGAGCAGCTTCTTCAGCGTCAACGTCAGCGATTCTTGCAGCAACCTCAGTAGCTAAAGATGCGCTTAATGTAGCT